TGAATCGTCCGCCAATGCTGAGTCTGATATTACTGCTGGAACGGCTGCTGTGGTGCTGGTTTTTTCTGTGACGTCGATGGAGAGCTTGGTGCTCAGGATGGAGGTTCCGTTTTCGTTGATGTCCACGATCAACGTTGATCCCGTGGGCGCAGTGCCAACACTTGCCCGCACAGACGTAACCGTCATCGCGCAGGGCATGCGAAAAGTTAGCTTTGTGGTTCCTGCGGTAAGTGCGGTAGTTTCGTCTGAAACTGCTGCTGAATACTCAAATGGCATACCAACAAAGCTGCCACCTGCTCGATAAATGAGATTTCCTTCAATGGTTAAATTGCCAGCCGAGCTACGGGCGAGAGTCGTGTCAGAGGCATGACCAATATTTAGACTTCCGACTCCCAACGCCGTGGAGGTTGAAGCTGTGATTCCAGCAACAGGTAGGCCCGTGCAATTCGTAAGTGTTCCACTAGATGGAGTTCCAAGTGCGCCATTCTGTAAGAGTAAAGTTCCAGAGGCGTCTGGTAGAGATATGGTTTGGTTTGATGTGGCTGTTCCGTTGAGAGTTGTGCGAGTCGTTGGTGCACCAAACCCAATTGAACCTGTGCCTGTTGTTATAATTGAACCTCCATTATTGCTGGTATCAATATTTCCGCCGCCGTTGCTCGTATTAATATAGCCACCTGGATTACCATTTAATCCATCTGTTGCGTCTCCTCCATATGTGTGAATGTAACCACCATTACCTCCGCCGTAGTCACCCCCAGGATCGCCACTTGTAAAACCGTTTCCGCCATTGGTTCGGATTTCTCCACCAAATCCGCCAGACCCACCTCCTGGACCTTGTGGTGTTGGTCCACCGTCGCCACCGTATGTTAGTAAATTTCCAGCATTAGCTGTGAAAGCGCCGTTATCAGCACCAGATTGCATCCCTATTTTTGCCCTTGTCGCAACGGTTCCATCAATTGGCATCTCCAAATATGGATCAACCCAACGAATATCCGCACCTCCGAAGGCTCCTGAGTTGTTGAATTGCAACTCAGTGTCAACACCTCCAGGTGTTCCGCCGCTTCCCGCTGGCCCTTGCGGTCCTTCATTGCCAGTTGCGCCTGGCTCACCTTGCGGTCCTTGTGGACCCTGCGGACCTTCCGGCCCCGTTGGACCTTGTGGGCCCTGTGGGCCTTCTGGTCCCTGCGGGCCAATCATTGACGCATCGCTCCCAGCCGGTCCCTGTGGACCTTGTGGGCCTTGTGGACCCTGCGGGCCTTCCGGTCCCGTTGGACCTTCCGGACCCTGTGGGCCTTGGTTGTCTTGCAACTCCCAAACCGCAGCACCTTCGGTAGCATCGCTGCAAACCCACTCACGGCCGTCCTCATGCACCCAGCGTGAGCCAACACGGAAACGCATCGAGGCTCGGTCATCATCGTTGACGCTTGGTACACCAAAGTTCATGCGAACCTCGCGGACACCTGCGCCACTTTGATCAAAGAACCAAAGCCTTCCACCCTCCCAGCGTTGACGATAATCAATCGAGCAGACCTGCTCGATGCCGCCTCCAGAGCCGAGGCTGCCGTAGCTTGGATCTCCAGCGTCGATGAAGGAGCCATTCTCGAAGTCAATCGGGATGCCGCCACCGACCCCATCAGCACCGGCTGGTCCCTGCGGACCTTCTGGGCCTTGAGGCCCATCGTTGCCTATTGGACCCTGCGGCCCTTGCGGCCCCTGTGGACCTTGCGAACCTTGCGGGCCTTGTGGGCCTGCTGAGCCTCCTGGACCTTGTGGACCTGTTTGACCGATGGGGCCAATCTTGACTTCGACCAATGCGGTGCGTTTGATGATGTCAACGATCATGGTGTCAGGTCGGTGATTTGCGGAAGTAGGTTGATCGTGCCGCGAATGATCGGCGTGATGACGCCAGCCTGTGAAATTAGAACGTCAAAGTCGGCCACCTGTGCAACGGTAGCTTCGGGAATGAGCACGGCAATCAATGCGCCGTCCTCGGCATCCAGTTCGATGGCCGGTGACACTCCGATGCTGTCGGCAGTGAATAAGATCGAGCCGCTCTTCGACCTCGCGGTCATGGCTACGCGATAGCCTGTAATGTCAATAACCTCGCCAGCATCGTCTTTCAGCCGGAGCTGCAAAACAAACGTGCTGCCAATGGTGGCCTCGGTGTTGAAGATCTTACAGCTGCAGCTCATAGCCTGAAAAAGTCACGCCGCGCCCACGAATTGCGAGCGCGGCGGACTCGTTGAATTACTTCTTGTTGACGTCGTCCTTTTTTGCTTCCTTGGTCTTTTCAACCTCGGCAGCAAGAGCGACAGGAGCGACAGGAGCGACTTCGACAGCACGCTTGCGAGCGAGCAAGTCAAGAGCGACAGGACGATCAACCTCGACGGTTGCTCCTGCTTTCGTTGGCTTGCCTTCAATCAACACGTTGGATGTCAGAGTGATTTTCATTCGGGTCATGGCTTTGTTTCTAGTTCTGGTTTTAGAAAAGAAACGCCCCAGTCACCTAACTGGGGCGTCCGTCGAATTAGTCGAGCACGCCGTAGCTAAAGGCGGCAGCGCGACGGACTTCGAAGTCCACATCCTGGAAGTTGCTCACAATCACGCGGCCCTTGGTGGACTGCGTGTAAGGATCAACGATGATGTCGAGGCCGCCCCACATGCCGATGAGCAACTCGGAGAAGTCGCCAAAGAACACGTCGCCGTTGGCGATCTGGTTGGTGACTTCGGAGTCGTAACCGTTCACGCCGTTGCCTTCCCAGATGATCATCGAGGTCGAGTCACTGGAGAAGCGCTTCGTGGTCTTGAAGTAGCCCTTCATGCGTGCGTTGTGCACGTAGCGGCTAGTGGCAAGATCAAGGTTGTCGGCTTCGACTTCCGTTTCCATCGACACCAGCTCGGCCCAGGTTGGGTTTGCACCGGCAAAGCCGACGAACTGGATGCCGCTGGTATTCTTGATGCCGATTGGCGCATTGCCGGTGCCGTCACCATAGTAGCCAGCGAGGTCGATGGCCTGGCCCATGCAGGCAGCCAAGTCGCGGCGAAGGAGTGCTTCGACGTCGAGGCTGGACTGCATCAGCATCTTGCGAGTGACAGCGCCATGAGCGGCAACAGTCTTCGGCGAGAGGCTGATCTGACCAAAGGTCATGTCGCGCTGTGGTGCGCTCTCGTCTTCACCGATCCAGCCAGCGTTGGCGCTGTTGGTGAGCTGTTTCGGGATGTCGAGGTCGCCCACGAGTCCGCCGAGGATTGTGCCTAGGCGCATGATGCTGGTCTTGTTGCGGAGCAGCTCGAAGTAGGAGCTGGCAAGCAGCGTCGTCTGGACGGTCTCGCCACCGGTGCCAGTGTAGCCACTGCCGGTCTTGATGGACACGATGTCGCGGCGAGCTTCGTGAGAGAGCGGGCTGCGAAGGATGTCCACGGGGATGACGGTGCCACGAGCGCTCTTGCGGTGAGAGCGGGCAGCTTCGCAAACGTCCAGCTCGAAGGCTGCGTCTTCACGAAGACCTTTGTTCTGAGGGTCGCAAAGCGAGCGGATCAGCTTCACAAAGCTGAAAGAACGCGCTTCTTTGTCGTTCAGACCAATCGGAGTGTTGGACTCCTTGAAGGCAGCGCCACGCTTGCTGATTTCCTCAAGGGCGGCAGCGCGGAATTCATCGAGAGACTTGCCCTCGGTGACATGGCGTTCAGCAAGCTCGGCGAGCTTGAACTGTTTGCCAGCCGTCATGATGTCGGCCATGCGTTTGCGTTCAGTTTTCACAGCGTCGCTGTTGTCTTCGCCGACCTGAATGCTGCGCTGAGAAGGCGCGGCGGGCTTGTATTCGGTGACCATCCGAACGAGTTCGGCGTCAGTGATTTCTGCGGAGGTTTGGATGCCGCGAGCGGCAAGCCATGCGATCATTTGCTCTTTGTTCATAAGATTGTTTTTTCGTGTCTGAGTTGGGTTGATGATTCGGCCCACGCCAACAGACGAATCGGCGGGTGCTGAGACGATGCTGATTTCGTATGGCTCCCACTTGGTTACCAGATAAACATCATTCCCGTCGTCGCGGGTTTCTTTCAGCTTGATCTCGTTGATGCGGTAGCCAACGGACACGTTTTTCAGGATTCCGTCCTGAATATCTTGCCAGACTTCCTCGGCGTCCTCGCGCTTGGAAAAGCGAACCAACGCCCTTCCTTTGCCGGTTCCGTCGAGCCAAGCCCGTTCGATGACTCCAAGCACCTCGTCGAGGTCATGGTTGAAAAGTAGTGGTCCGCCATTGTTCAGGCGGGAAAGATCGACAGCGCCGGCCGAGTGATCGAGCACTTCGATCATGCCGTAGCGCTTTACTTCGATGTCGCTGGAAAACGACAGTTCAATGGTGCGCTTGTCTTTGTCCACGTTCTCAACGGACATGACGCGATGACCAGCGGCCCCAGGTTCAAAGCCCTCGGGCAACTTACCAATGTCGCGGTGGAATAGACGTTTACGCATGACGGAAAGTTATTCAGCCGCAGTGCTAGCGTCTTGTGCGGTTGGTTGCGGAGGGCTTCCCGGCAATAGGTCAGGCACGAGGCCAAGCGCATCGAGCGCCTCTTCTTCGCGCTGGCATTCGGCCCACACGTCGTCAGGATCTCCACCCATTTGACGGATGATCTCGGAGCGGCTGACAAGTTTTTGACCGATGGCGATGGCATTGGCTTCGACCTCGGTTTTCGGGTCGATCCAGCTCCAGCGCCGTCCGGTGAATGCGGCCTGCTTGTACTTGTCGAGCTTGATGAACGGCAGCGCACCAGAGCCACCGGCTTTCGTTGGCACGCGGATTTTCTCCATCAGGAGCGCCATTTGTAGCCACTCAGGATAGAGCTGTTCGCACCATGCGGAAATGAAAAACTGTTGCAGCCCCTTCCAGACTTCGCGCTCGTCGAGTGCGCCCTGTCGGATGCTGGAAAAGTTCACGCTTGTGAGGTCACCAGCGAGGTTGTTGTAGCTCACGCCAAGGCCTACGGCGATGGAGCGCAGGCAGGAGCGAGTGAATGCTTCAATCGACTGCTCTGGAAACTGAGGATTCCACTGTTGAAACTCTCGGCTGCCGATGTTCTCAAAGACGCCCGGCTCGGCATCCATTGGCAAGTCGTCGGTGTCGTCAGGATCTGCGTCAGTGTCTTTGAAGAAGCCCATCTTCGACGCGCCGATTCGGGCATTGATGATTGCAGCGTCCTCAAACGCGGCCAGGTTCCGCATACGAAAAAGTGCCGTCCGAGTCCACGGAAGGCCACGTTTCTGACCGATGCACTCCACGACAAAAACGTGAATGACATCCTCTGCGGCAATGCGCTGATATTTCTTGCCGGTGCCGAGCACATAGCCGACTTGGCGCTCGTCCCAGTCGCGGAACCAGTAGGCCACAGGCTGTTCATCGGAGTTAAACTCGATGCCGTGCTTGACGCGGTTGCCGTTGTTCAGCGTCTCGAAGTGGGTGGGGTCAAGTCCGACCGGATCAACGAGCTGAATTGCGATGCCATGCGGCAGGTTCTTCGACCGGCGCTTGATTGCAAAGCATTCGCCGTCACGCGCCACAGTGGTCACGACTAGGCGCTCCACATCGGGACGGCTCATGCTGCGGGTGATCTCATAAACGCCGCGCTTGCTGAATTCATGCCACGCGTTTTCGATGGCATCGCTTGCGATTGAGTCAGCTTTGCCTGAGGGGTCTTTTACCTGCGATTGCAGATTAAAGCCATTCGGACCGGCGATGTTGTCGCGGCAGAGTTGGAGGAATTTACGAGCATGGTCAGACTTCTCGGCTTGGTCGCGTGAGCGAGCCACGAGGCTGTTCCAGTGCTGGTAGATGTAAGCGTCAACGGTGGTCGGTGTGACGGCCCACGAGGCGGTCAGGCGGTTGTTGCTGGCTGCGTCCGCAAAATGGCGTTCGCCGACGTTCATGGCGCCAGACTTCGGCTTGATGATGTGCCCTGCCAAACGCCGAGCTGGTTTGTGCTCGGCTTGCTTGCGGAAAAGAGATGAAAATAGGCCCATGATCTCAGAATCGAACGGCGATTCGCGGCCCGAGGCCTGCGATGCCTTTGTTTTTGCGTTCTTCGCGCTGCACTTCGGCGGCAAAATGACTGCGAATCTGCAATAGCTCGGCCACGCTGTATCGTTCCAGTTCGCGATTGTTGATCTTGTAGCGGCGCACGCCTTCGACTGCCTGACCGGCGAGCATTGCGTCGATGGCTTCGAGCGATTTCCGAGCTTGGCTGCGGATGTCACCGGCTGCCAGGGCGGCGCGGATCGTGAACGAGTGCCGAGTAACGATGCGCTTCACGTTGCCCGTGAAGGTCGCCCAGACTTCGGCGGCATACTCGCCAGCGTTCAGGCTTGCAGTGTCGAGGTTGACCGTCCACTCGTTGCCGCTGGCGGTCATCGAAGCCGTGCCAGTCTTCGGGCCGCCATAGCGCAGTTCGACCGCCGTCGCATCGGCGACAGTTTCGATGATGGTCAAAGTCTCGCCTTTTGTTAGAGTCGCCATGATTGCACGAATGATGAGCGGCGACGAGGCTTTGACGGCCTTTCGCGCTGTGGTTCAGTTTGTGGCCCTGCCTCCGGTGCGTCTTGTGCGGTTGGTTCCGTATCGACGGCAGGCTCAACGGGCTTCGGTTTCTCGATCTGCATCGGTTGCGTTTTCTTTTTCATGCGGAAGGCCAGTTTTTCGAACTGCGGTGGCTGCATCACGAGCGCCGCGAATGCATAGACGCGGCAGTCGAGCGCCTCGTTTCGCACGCCGTTGGACTTCTGCCACTCACGCACGGCAAAGCCTTTGACATATCGGGTCATCAGCTTCTCGGCCACGAGCTGCCGGAACCATTCGGCTTCACGGCTGGCAGGGAAATGACAATATCCAGCGCCAGGAGAGTCGAGCTTCAGCCGGTTCCTCAGAGTCATCTTCGCGTTATCGACTCCAACGATGAACACGTCCACCGGCCTTTTGACCTTGCCGGAGCGGCGGCGATTCGGTGCCCCGATGACCGGCAGGCCAGCGCCACCTCGGCCCTTGATGGCAAACACGCCGGAGAACTTGTGCCGCTTGGCGTAGCCATAGACAGCCTGCGTATTGTGCCCGCCTGAGTCAATACAGGTGCGCGTGATACCGATCTCGACGCCCTGCTCATGCCGCCAGAGTTTCCGCAGGTAGCCGGTCAGCTCACTCCATGGTGAGCCTGCCTGTTCCTCCGGCAGGTCTGGGTCGCCGTAGATGATCTGATAGTCAATCGACCAGCTCTGTTCACCGGCACCCCATGCCACAACCTCGATCTCGAGGCGGTCCGGCTGCACGTCCACGCCAGCGGTTAGGATCAGCCCCTGCCGTGGCACGTCGTGAGCGTCCTGCTCAAAGCGCGGCCTGTTCATCAGGTCTTCGACCGTGATATCTTCGCCGCCACCATCCCAAGTCTCGCCGAGGATGGTGTTCACAAAGACCTTCATTTGCTCGGGGTCTTTCTTCGCTTCGAGGAACGCCTTCACGCGGTCGGCAATCGGTCTCCACGGTGAATAGCCTGCCCAGATATGGAAGCCTGCGGTGCCCCTGAATGGCGCGTGCGCTTGCCAGTTCCCACGGCGCACGGCTGCGTTCTTCTGCGCGTCGGTATAATAGCCGTCGCAGTGCGGGCATATCCACAGCGCTTTCTTTGGGTCGTTCTTTGCCGGTGAGTCCGGCCCCCATCTCACATTCGACCATTGCAGCGTGTGAGCTTCTCCACAGTGCGGGCATGGGATGTAGTAGTAGCGCTGGTCGGAAAGCTGGAATTCTTGCTCGGTGCGGCTTTGATCCTTCCAGACGGGTGTGCCGCCCAGAAGAATCTTTCGATTCCAGAACGTCTCTGTTCGGCGCTCGGCCAGCAAGAGCGGGTCGCCTTCCTTGCCGGAGCTGGCAGGGTAGCGGTCGACCTCATCCGCCAGCACAACACGAATCGGACGGCTGGCGAGCTTCGACGGTGCATTGACGCCAACAATGGCAAGGTGCCCGCCCCTGAACATCTTGTGCAGCTTTTTGGACTTGGTCGATCTGACTTTGTTCTGGATCTTCGCGGCAATGGCAGGCGTGTCGCGGACCATCGGCGAGAATCGGTCCTCGCTCCATGCCTCGGCCATGTCCTCAGTCGGCTGGAGCATCAGCATCGGGCACGGATCGTAGTCGATGTAATAGCCGATTGTGTTGTTGAGGATCTCGGTCCAGCCGATCTGCGACGACTTCATGCAGACCACTTTCTCAATCAACGGATCTGAAAGCGCGTCCATGATGCCGCGCTGAAACTCAGAGCGGCTGGTTTTCCACTTGCCAGGCTCGGCGCTGGCTTCGCTCGACAGGATGCGCTTGGCGTCAGCCCACTGCGAAACCGTCCACTTCGGTGGAGGTTCCCACTGGCGCGAGATGTCTTTGAAGAGGCTGGCAAGTGCAGGCGTCATTCAGTGGCTTCATCGTCGTCCTCTGGTTCGATCTCCTGCGGTTCATCGCTTTGAGTGGCGACGTATTGCTTTGTGACGCTCTCAGGCGAGTAGTCCGCCAGCTCTTTCAAGGCTTCGTTGACGCCGTGCTGAATGGCTTCTTTCCGCTCCTGAATTGTCATGCCTTCGAGCTGAGAGGCTAGCGTGGTCGGCAGGCTGAGCAGCTTGGCGCGTGCGTTGCCAATCATGTCAGCCCAGACGGCGGCGACAGCTTCGGCATCGTGAGCGGTGCCTTTTTTGAGGTCCGCATCAAGCTCGGCAATATCGGCTTTGGCTTTTGTAAGGCGTGCACGGTGGGCTTCATAGTCCCCGGGGTTGTCAGCTTCTCCGGCGCTGCTCCACTGGTTCACCTTTCGCTCTTGCAGATACTTGATGTAATTTCGGATTGATTGCCACAGGTCATACTTGCCACGAGCCACGCGGATGACCACGCCGTCGGCCACGAGTTGGTGAATGCGGACTGCAGTGAGGTTGAAAAGTTTGGCAAGCGTGCCGACTTCGACGCTCGGGCTTTCGGCAGGTCGGCTCATTTTTTGTGGCTAGAGTCGAGGATTTTCGGCACGGCATTGTTCCATTTGATTTTGTGATGCAGTCGTTTCATGGATGCCGTTACTGTAGCCACTGCAAACGATGGGCAGGTCATCACCGTATAGAATGATTTGACGTAGGTGCCTCCAGCCAGATAGGCCTCGGACATGCCGCCAGTGGTTGCTTGAGTCTGGGCCTGTTGCAGGTAAACCTCGGGCATTGTAAAAAACAGCCGACCACGATGACCGAGCGAAAGGTATGTGTTCACATCCTCATTTAGGCGGCTAAAAAACCAAAACCGGCGCGAAGTCTTGCAGAAAAACGAGTTCATGGCTTTTCTGTTTTTCCACGGAAATGACTGCCTTCGCCATTGTGTCGATTTTTCGCCTCCGATCATGTCACCTGTTTGCATCATGCAAACAGAATCAATGCGTTCATCATAATCGAGAAAGTGGCGCATGATTTCAAAAACAGGATCGAGCTTCTTGATTTTGCGCCTCAGGAAATTTCCATCAGTGCCAAAAGTGAACCGGAAATCTGTGTAATCGTCATCCAGGACAAGGAAATACTCAAAGCCAAGCTGAGCTGCAAAGTCAAAGCAGGAGTTTCGTGCGTGAGTTGTCGTGCGTCGATTCTGGAAGTTGTCGCAGTTGTCAACGAGCGAGGAATAATGCAGCTTGTCAAAAACGAGCACCATCTCAGCGCCAAAGTTTGCCCGATACTGCTCGACAGTTTTGTCCTCATTATCGCAGACGATGAACAGCGGCCCTGTGTAGCCGCAGCGCTTGAGAGTTTTAAGCGTG